CCATGAATACAATTTATGGGGTATATGTTTTTTAAGTGTATGGGTGCATCTTCTAGTGATTATCACGTTAAACCCTGAACACGTTATGAATAAACACGTTGCGGTGTATTTACTGTCTATAAATCAGTATATATGCTATACATTTATGTATAAAAGTGTAGTAAAATCAAGCACTTACAGTATAATATTTCTAGCTTGGGGCATCTCTTTGTTATATCGCAACGTATAGGGGCGTGCAGGCTCCACCTGGGGGTGGTACGTATATATACACACACTCTTACACAGATTGGGTATTTTGAAAGTTATCCACAGGGGCGGTATTTCACCCTAAGTGACACACTTAAAGGTGTTAACTATTATACTTAGATGTTATATCATTAATACTTAGGGTGTACTAAGGATAATCATTAGTTACCTTTGCTTACCATCTAGTACTTCCCAATGTAATCTTTCACATTCGTATCTTAGTTGTTCATCAGTTAATTCATATTGAGATCTTGCTATTATCTCTCCATCATCTCTTCCAACTTGATAAGCTTTTTGCCAAACTTCATGTACATTTTTTGTACCTAAACTCATAAAGTAGAATAAAGATAATGCTCCTAATAAAAAAGATATAATGTATTTCATATATGCCCTTGACAAATTTAAGTTTGTGAATATAATAGAGTCTAACAGACGGCAAAGGTGACATCACTATAAGTGTATCACTTATAATTATATATCACTTAAAATAAAATAACACTTATAGTGAGTGTTAAACAAATACCTAAATAAATATCTGTACTAAAGAAAGTCTGTTAGCTTGACTAATAAAAGAAAAACAGTATACCTAAATGACAATTCTGTATTAGAAGATTTTTATAGAGCTATTAAAGAAAATAGACTAGACACTCTTCATATACCGCATAGTGATGTATTCTTTGTACGATCTGCATTACGAGAAAGAACAGGTCATACATATCCTTTACAACAAATTGAATCTGCTATGAGAGCAGAAGGATGGAATAAATAATATGGCTTTTATAAATCCCTTAACAATTAGTCTTGGTACAAAACTAGCTACTAGTTTAGGAAAAAAGTATGGCCCTAAAGTAGTATCTAAATTAAAAGGTATGACAAGTAAAAAAAATCTTGCAGAAAATTTATTAATATTGGGTGTTGGAGCTACACAAGTAGCAAGATTAAAACTAATGCCTAAATCAACAGGCGAGGGTAGAGCAGAAGAAATTAAAGAAATGAGAAAAAAATCTTCTAAACAATTTGCTACTAGAAAAAAAGGTGATGCTAATCGTATAGAAGGTGAACCTGAAAAACCTTTCAAAGAAAAAAAACAACCTATTGAAATGGATGGTGTAAAAAACTTATACAAAGGTGGTGTAGTTGACATAGTAGATGCAGGTAAATACTTTAAACATAAATAAATGGATAAAAAAACTGACATGTCTAAAAATCAAAAAGGAGTTTTTTTACATGACCCTAGAAATAAAAAAATGATTTTAATATCTGATCCTAGTTCAGATTTTAAAAAACTAAGAAGTCATGTAACTAGAATACATAATAAAATAAAAAGAGATGGTGATTATAAAAGTCCTCATTCTTCTCGTATTATTGATACTCCACATAGGGTTACTATAAGAGAAATTAGAGAAGGAGAAAAAAAAGGCTCTGTTAGAGGGTATGCAGATAAAGATTCTGCAAAAGAATCAAAGACTCAATCTAAACCTAGTACAAGTACAATGTCAAAAATGAAAGAATCTTTTAAAAAAGCCATTGGAAAAGGTGGAGGAACTTTGGGTGGTGGTGGTAGTTTTGGTTCTAGAGTTCCAAATAAACTTTTAAATCCCCCTTATAAAAAATTATACAAAGGTGGTGTAGTGAATATAGTAGATGCAGGTAAATACTTTAAACATAAATAATTATGGCTATACCTGATAGATATAAAAAGATGGGCTTTACAAAATTAAATGTTTGTAAGAGATCTTCTAGACCTGGTAAGAAGATGATGGTGTTAATCAAAGATGGTGAGAAGTATCGTGTGATACATTTTGGTGATGCATCTATGGGGCATAACTATAGCCCTGAAGCTAGGAAAAGTTTTAAAGCAAGACATGGAAAGAACATAGCAAAAGGTAAAACTAGTGCTGCGTATTGGGCTAATAAGTGTTTATGGGCTGGCCCTACAGGAAGTAAGAAGTCACCCCCTAAATCTCAAAAACATGTAAAAGGAAGGAAATCTTAAAATGGCACTCCCACTATTAGCAGGTCTAGCTATAAGAACAGTAGCACAGTATACAATGAGGTATGGTGTACCTGCGGCTAGAAAAGCATATCAAGCTTATATTAAAAAAAATAAACCTAAGAACCCAACAAAAGTAACTGAAATGTTTAAAAATAAAACAGTTACAAATGCAGGTAATAAATTTAAAAAAACTAAAGAGGCTGATAAAGCTGCAAGTAAAAAAATAACAGAAAAATTAGGTACAAAAAAATCTAAAAAAGAAGAGTTAGGTTATGAAAGAGTACTGGGGAAAGATTAAGAAAAATAAATGAAGCAGAAGAAAAAGCTAGAAAATTAAGAGGTACTGTAGCTGGAAGAAAAGCATTAGATAAAAAGACTAAATCAAGTAAACTTAAAAAAGCAGCAGGTATAGGTGTAGGTACAATTGCAGTATCGGCTGCTGTAAATAAAATTTCAGATTCATCTTCAAAAGCAAAGGCTTCAACAACATCAGCAGCAGATAAAAAAAAGAGAGATGAAGCTAAACGAAAAAAAGAATTAAAACAAAAACAAAAGGATAGAGCAAATCAAAGAATGAATCAAGCTAATCCTAATGTACAAACATCTGTTAGAAGTGGTGGTTTTGAAGCTAAACGTGATAAGCCTGTATTGGGAAGCTCTAAAAATATTAGATATGGTAGTGGAAGAGGTACTCGAGATACTACATTTGAAGATAAAGATAAAAATGTAGTAAGAGATAGTTTTGGTAAAGCAGTTAAGAGTAAATCAGGTAAAGTTAGAACAAGAGATACTTTCAAAAGTAGTGCTTTTATGGGAGGTGGTATGCCAATGAAAAAGAAAATGATGTCAGCAGGAGGTAACATGAAAAAGAAAGGTTATGCTGGTGGTGGAGTAGGTATGAAAAAAGGATATGCTGCTGGTGGTGTAGGCATGAAAAAAGGATATGCTGCTGGTGGGGTAGGTATGAAAAAAAAGATGATGTCAGCAGGTGGCACTATGAAAAAGAAGATGATGTCTGCTGGTGGTATGCCTATGGCAAAAGATCCAAAGACAGGCAAGATGATACCAAAGTTTGCAATGGATGGAGTTGGCAAAATGGCAAAAGGTGGTAATGCCATGAAAATGGGCTATATGAAAAAAGGTGGAGTAGCTAAGAAAAAAATGATGGCAGGTGGTGGCATGAGTAAAAAGAAAGGCTATGCTGCTGGTGGAATGAGTAAGAAGAAAGGCTATGCTGCTGGAGGTCGTGTTACAATGAAGAGGTCAACAGCACGAGGAAAATAAATTTTGGCCTATCTGATAAGTGATTTAAGTGATTACAACATTCCACTATTTAAATGTTGGGTAAGAAAAGAGTTTACTAATGGACACAATGACTATCATGGAGAATTTGTACATGCAATAGTTATGGCTGTAAATACAATGCCTGATAGAAGTTTAAGTTTTCAGGTAATGTTTACAGGATGTGAAGCTGATGATGGTAGTCAAGAAAATGTGCATGGAGGAGCAATGTGGGCTAGGATGCCCATTAGTGCTTTAGTAGGGGATATAGAATTAGAAGAGTGGCCTGAACGTATGCCTACTCATTTAGTTCAACCTTGGGATTGCCCATCACATCATCACAGTATTATAAGGTTTGCTAGAGCTAATCCTAGCCCTTGGATTTGTAAGATTGATGGAGATTTTTATAAAGCTAGATATTTGTTTACAGTAGACTTTACAGAAAGTCAGGTTGCAGATGATCCAGCACAACATAAACAATCACATGTAATGATACTTACTGAGGGTGAATGGAAAGGCAATGTAGTAGCTTTACCTAACAATAGAGTTAGAGTAACAAGCCCTGCATATTGGATTACTGGTGAGGGTGCACCTGATTTTAGACCTAGCCAATATATACATTGTGCAGAACAAGATGATAGTTATACAGATCCTGAAGTAACTTTTAATAATCTATATTATGAACAAGACACCAAAGACTAAAAAAACAGAAAGAGGTACTGTTGTACCTACTATGATGCCATCATTAACAATTATTGTTGGTGTTAGTAAAAAGAAAAAGAAAAAGAAAACTTAAATGCCAATAGTAAATAACAGTAGTAGTAAATTTATAACTGAAGTTGTTAACGTGGCTTCTACTGTTGGCACAGCAAATGCTACTTCTTTGTATACATGCCCAACGAACTTTACAGCTTTAGTTAAATTATTACTAGTTAGTTCAGGGGCAGGTGGTGACAAACAAGTTTCTGTTCAGATGTTTGACAATTCAGCATCTGCATATAATACTATAGTTACTGGATTACGAATGGAATCTAGTTCTATTACTAATATATTAGATGGGGATCAACTAGCATTACATAGTGGTGATCAGTTAGTAGCTTTTGCAGGAACTGGGGCTACTAGTAATTTTACATTAACAGTATCAACTGAGGAGTTTTTTGATCCTCTAAGGTAAAGGATTTATATGGGATTAATATTATTTTTTATAATCATAATACCAGCAGTAATAGTTGGTGTAATAGAAAACTTTAAATTGGACGTACTATAATGGCACTAAAATCTAATAAACCAAAGAGTACAGTAAATGCAGCTGGAAACTATACGAAACCATCTCTGCGTAAAAGAATATTTAATCAAGTTAAGGCGGGTGGCAAAGGTGGAGCACCTGGACAATGGTCGGCAAGAAAAGCCCAAATGGTTGCACAAAAATATAAAAAAGCAGGTGGTGGGTACAGAGGTTGACATCAAATGCTAGAATCCCTAGAAAGAAAGGGCAACCTAAAGGATCTAAAAAACATTCTGATTTGTACACAGATGAGAATCCTAAAGGTACGATTAAAGGTTTAAAGTTTGCTACAGAGGCTGATGCTAAACGTAGTGTTGCAATTATTAAAAAGAGTGGTAAGACTCATGCACATAAAATACAAGCAGCAATAGCTATGGAACAAAGGGCAAAGGCAGCAGGTAAACTAAAAGCTGCTGCTGTATATAGAAAGTTTATTAATGCTATGAAACTAAAAACTAAAGAAAGAAAAAAATGATTAAGAAAAAAAATATAGGTATACTTGGTGCACCTAGAAAAGTAACTTTTTCTGACGTTAAAAAATTAAGGGCTGCTAAAAAAGCTCAAATGCAAAAACAAAGATTAGCAAGAAGAAAAGCAACACAAGAACTAAAACAACGTGTGCATACAGCTAAGACAGGTTTAGATAGAAGACAAGCTAAAACTACATTAAAAGCTTTAAAAGTAGATAAAAAAATTTCTAGAGCAAATAGAAAAGGTAATATAGGAAAAGTTAAAAAACTTACAGGTAGATTAGAAAGTTTAGCTAAAAGAAATGCTGGATTAAGACAAAAACAAATGGCGAGGGCAGGTGTTCCAAAAGCACCATCAAGAGTTACAAGAGTTACACGACAGCCACCTCCACCTAGAGAAGTACCTAAACAAAAAACTAATAGAAGAAGAGCAGTAGCTGTTTCTAATGTAGTAAAAAGAAAAGGTTGATTATGGCATTAGCTAAATCACAACGAAGTTTAAAATCATGGACTAAACAAAAATGGAGAACTAAAAGTGGAAAACCTAGTACACAAGGTAGTAGAGCTACAGGAGAGAGGTATCTCCCAGCTAAAGCAATTGCTGGATTATCAGCACAAGAATATGCAGCAACTAGTAGAGCAAAACGAAAAGGCACTAGAAAAGGCAAACAGTTTGTGGCTCAACCTAGTAAAATCTCCAAAAAAACCAGAGCCTACAGAAAGGTAACATGAAAACCTTAACTGAAAAACAACAAAGATTTCTCGATGTCTTATTTGATGAGGCAGGTGGAGATGTTGTTAGAGCAAAAGAGTTAGCAGGATATTCTCCTAATAACTCGA